CGGATTTCACCTTCGTAGTCGGTGTTCGAGATCGCTGCGAGCACAGTGGCGTCGTAGAAGTTCTCGATCAGTTTGCCCGACCAGATTTCGGGGATGAAGTTGCCGCTATAATTCGGGCGGCCACCGGCGACAGGATAAGACATCTCATGCCTCCTAAGTTCATGCGGTTACGATACGACCTTCCCGCTGTGCAGCGAAAATGTCGCGCTCAATACGGTCACGCTCAGTCTCCCGTCCCTTATACTTGCCCTTCTGGACATCAGAGAAGAACTTCTTGATGTCATCGGACGTATAGGTCTTGGCTTCGCCTTGGGGCTTTGCACCGCCAGACCGGCCTTTGCCGGGTGCTACCTGACGTTCAAGCTCCGAAGCAGGCTGAGACTCCCGCTGGATACGAGCATCTTGACCACCAGTCATGTCCTTCCAAGCCGTGAAGAAATTCGCTACCCGACGTACATCCATGTTACGCTGTGCGTCATCAAGATACGTCTGGCGCGGAATACCAGTGAGCGGATCGACTTCGAGGAGCCATGCTTGAAACTCCTGATTTCCGTTGATGTCCTGCCAGTCAGGTACAGCCGTCTGTAGGTCTGCCCAGAACCGCTGTTCATTGGATACGGCATGGCTCTGCGAAAGCTGGCGAACCTGCGGGATCACGGTGCCTTGCATTTGCCGCACCAACCGCTTGAGGTCGTTGATCTCTGTGTCTTTCGACGACATCTCCTCGCGGAAAACGCGCCGCATAACTTCGATAGAGTCGCCGTAGTCTTCCATGTCCTGCTCAGTAACGAGCTTTTGGGTAGGAACCTGCTGGGGGGCAGGCGCGGCATTCATCGAAGCGATCAACTGTTCAAGCTGCTGAACACGATTGTTTAGCTCACGCTTCTCAGCGTGGAGCCGGGGGACCTCAGCGTTGTACATACCCTGCAGGGTCTTGTACTTCTGCTCAATGGTCTTCTCGGTCTTGTCGCCCGCAGGCTGCTCTTCTGCCTTGGGCGCGGGTGCTTGCTCTTGACTGCTGTCGGCTCCACGTACCGTACCAGTGTCCTCAGTGCTTACAGGCGTAGCCTCGGCCTCTTGGCCCTGCTCACCGGTGTCCACATTGAGTTCTTCGTACAGTTTGTTTACTGCCTCAGATTGTTTCCGAACTTGCGCTGGTAGTGCCATAATGAACGCTCCTCATCGGTGTGCGTATTCCGCAGCTATCCTTTGGATTCTGCCGCTAGGTCAGGGGACTTTTTCATGAGTTCATGAAGCTCTTTCAGAACCTGACACCGCCCCTGTGCAAGTGCCACGTTCTGTCCAACACTGGGTAACTGCTCCAGCTCCTGACGATACCAGCCTTCGATCCACTGCAGGACCTCCGGGAACTGGCGCGTCGTCAGAGCGAGGGCTTTGACTACTCTGGGATCAGGGCGCTTCATCCTGCTCCCCCAGTGTTGCGATTCATCACGGTGTTAGCCTGTTGGCCACCCATGGGCATACCGCCCGGAAGGGTGGGTGTCGGCGCACCGCTTTGTTGCTGTCCGCCCTGCGCAGCCTGCAGCGCCATGGCCTGCGCGGCCAGTTTCTGCTCATACGACTGCTTCTCGCGGGACGGGATAATGTCGTCCACCGGCATCTGCAGGCCCTTGGCGACTTCGCGCAGTATCGCGGCGCGACCGTCTGGACCCATGATCTCGATGTCGATGGGGTTGGCCGTGGCGTTGAGGAACTCCACGCGGCGGACGTTGACGGTCTCCTTGACCGCAAGGTTGATCGCACCCTTCGGTACAATCTCCACATCGCCTTTGATGCTCTCATCCGGGTCGTAGCGCATGTTGTAGATGAACTGGCGCTTGACGATGGGGTGGATGATGTCGTTGTCGATGTGCATAACGACCTGACGGATGCCCTTACCCGCAGACCCCATGAGCATCGACAGGCCGGAGGCTGTGCGCCCTGCGCCCTTCACGTTGGTATCGCCGTAGATGTAGGCCGGGATTCCGCTGTGGTCGTCCGCCAGCCGCGAGAACCGGTCGTAGACGCCCATCAACTCGTTGGCACGTGAATCCGGCTGCGAAAAGCGCACGGCAGGTGCGCTCGATCCGAGCGGGTCATTCATCGTCTGCCAGATTTTCCACGGATGAAGTTGGGTGATGTCTTCGTTAGGCGGGATACGTTCGAGGTTGACCTCGACCTGCGGCCCCGAAGCAATGGCCATGTTATTGACCAGCGACCGCGCCGCTGCGTTGCAGATATTCTGCACATCCTCGATGATCTCTGGAATGCCTTTGCCCCAGAACGCCCCGGGCTGCTTGATGAAGCTCGTCTTGGCGTAGGGCTTTTCGCCCAGCGGATCGTAATTCAGGACCGCCTTGATGACGTAGTTCCCCACGATCCACACGTTGGCGTCGTACTCACGGGCCGTATCCGGGACTTCTTCCTCGCTCAAGCCCCACTCACGGAGCATCTCACCGCTGACTTTGCCCCAGAACTCCAGCGCATCGTACATCTCGGTGGGCGAATTGTAGGCGTAATAGAGGCGCTCCTGCTCCTCTTTCTCCAGTTCCACGTCCTCGTTGATCCAAGACTGGCCGTTGCCAATCTCAAGGACCTTGCGAACCGCGTCGTCGTCATACCCCGGCACACCGATCAGATCAGCCAGTTCCATCCGGCTCATGTGGTGGTGCTCGAATAGATACCCGTCGTTGATGTTCCGCACGCCCGGCTCAGGGTACATACGGAACGGATCAACCCGCTCAAACTCAGGCCCCAGTCGCTCTGTCGCCTCGACGACAGTCGTCCCGTCCATGGTCTTGGTGTAGCCCAGTACGCGCTGGCGGCGCACAACAGGCCCCTTCACGAAAGCAGCCGGAAACGTCACGAGGTCGGTGATGAACTCGTTGAACGCCTCAGACCAGCCGCCCTGCTCGAACTGATCCTCGATCTTGTTCTTCATGCGATCCGAACGGTTCTGTGCTTCCTGTAGCACTCGGAACCTATAGTCCTGTGCCACCATCTCACGCAGTTCGGCCATCTCCTCCACCGTGGGGGCCTTACCATGCGCCTGCAGTATCTCGACAACCTTGCCGCCGAACGCTTGCTCGATCTCCATGTCGGTGTCAGGCGAGAGGTCCGGGATCGTCGTCGGGTTCAAATCCCACGGGGGCATCCCTTGGTCGAGCATGATGTCCCGCAGCCAACTCTCAGCCGCCCGGCACTTCACCTCGGTAATCATCATGTACACTTCCGAGCCGCCCTGCTGCCTGATCTGGCTCAGCTTGTCAGCCTCGTACTCGCCGTTGCGCTGCCGCATGGCTCGTAACATGATGTCTTCAATAGGTTTTTTGGCAGTGCGGGCTGCATCCCAGCACTCGCGCAGATAAGCCGTCAGACCCAGAATGAAGGGGTCGTTCTGGCGCGCCTGCAGTTCGCGGTCGATCCGCTCCTGCTCCTCACGAGCAAGAGTGTTGTTATCTACAACGCGTAGGATCGTCAAACCAGCCATGTCGCCCCGTCATTCACAGGTATACCTGTTTGTCAATATACACATCGTTTAGTTTCGCGGCAACCCAAAGAAAAACCCCCGCCGGGTGACAGCCAGCGGGGGTCAGTGAGGCGTGTCTGAGCAAGTTCCAACAGGGAGGAGTTGGTCCCGTGACGCGTTGAGACTACTATGTCCAGCCTGCAGATGCAACAGGTCTGATCTCCCGACGCTGTATCATGTGCCCTGCCTCACCCCCGGACGCTATATGTAGCATCAGGTACTGGAGTGCTTCGGCCACGTGGCTGTGCTTGTTCTTGTCAATCCCGCCGTTCTTGTCGAACCGGTACCCACCCATCATGGCGGCTTTAAGCTGCGTGCAGCGTGGATCGAGCAGGAACGCCGGGTCGCCGTCCACCTGCCTCATGAGGTAGTCGTCCACTGCGTTGATCCGTGCGCTGACCTTGTTGGTCTTGGCCGGGATGACCCTCAGCCCTTCAGCCTTGATGATGTCCACAGCCGACCGCTCGTCAGTCTGCGCCCGCTGCACACCCGCCGGGTCCACGACAATCAGGACCGGCGCACCGGGAAAGCGTTCATAAAGGCGGGGCTTGAGCATCGTGCGGACGAAGCGTTGAATCCCCATGTCGAAGCTCACTAGCTCGTCCAGAATCAAGGCCCGTCCGCGAGGGTCTTGTTGCCCCAGAACGGCAGCGGGAGTCAACCCCAAGTCCATCCCCACCATGATGGGCCGCACGCCATTTTCGATCACCCGCAGCCGTTGGCCTGCCATGTGGTAGTCCGGGCGGAAATACTGATACACCGGTTTCCCGTTGCTGCTCAGACCATACTCGCCGTCGATGAAGACCCGGATGTAGTCCTCACTGCGACCCTGTGTATCGTAGTACCCATCCGGCAGGTTCTCGATGTTCTCCGCGTAGACGCTCCGCCCCGACGGCTGCTTGAACACATCCCACCCGTTGTCGTTAGGCGAGACACCATCCTTGGGGTTGAGATGCTCCATCTGGTAGTACCACCACGTGTCCATGGTCGGAGGGTTGGTATCCCCCCACATCCCGAACCACGTCGGCCCACCGTCCTTGCTGGACGGGAATCGCCCAATACGTTTGGACATGGCGTCCACGATCTCGGGGTGAATGTCCCTGCATTCGTTGAACCACGCGAACGTAAGTTCCAGCGAGTTCAGATTAGCCACGTCATCGGCGTCGTCCAGCGCCCGGAACATAATCTCGCACTCGATGTCCCCCACCTCGAAGAAGTAGGTCTTGGTGGTCCGCATGTACCGCCCGCACACCCCCGGCGGGAACCAGTCGAGGAAGGTCTTGATCGTCGTATCCTGAAGCTGGCGTGCCGTCTCACGGACAATAGCCGCCCGCGTTCTGCGCTTGCCTGTGGTCTGGTCCGGCTCCTGCAGCGCCGCCCGCCGCACGATCTCGAAGCTGCAAGTCACAGACTTGCCCGAACCAACGGGGCCCATGAGCACCCGCATCTTGGCGTCGGACTTCATGAACTTCTCGCCCGTGAATGGTGGTGTGTAGTTTATGTCAAGTGCCATTGGTGTGCTCCTTCACCAGCATCACCACGATTTCCCTCGGGCGTCCTTTTGGGCGTCGGTGCGTTCTGCCACGTGGGGGGATGATTTTCGTCCGGTACGAGTGGCCTTCGCTTTCAAGCGCAGCGCATAGGTCTTCATGCTCTTGTAACGACTGCAGGCGTATCGCCGGGGCCCCTTCATACTCGCTGTCAAAGCTCGTCAGAATGCTCAATGAGGTCGCCCTCCACTTCCGCCGTGAGGGTCATGGGCGGTGCATTGTTCCCGAAGTTGATGTTGATCTTCACCCCACCGGAGGCACCACCAGCGCCTTCGTCCGTCTTAACCTCCAGCCCGGCCCACTTCACCGTGCTCTTGATGAGGTCGGCCTTCACCGCCGGAGATACGTCTGGGCTGTGGATCAACCCCCATGAGGTTGTCAGAAGTTCCTCGGCCTGTGCCCGGGCCTTGAGCTTGAAGGTCAGCCCTTTCTCCCGAACCTCCTCGCGGTAATGCTCCACCTTCTTGAGGAACACCGGGTCGCCCTTGAAGACCAGCAGGTCACTGGACCTGATGTGATGGCGCTGCTTGATCTCGTCGAGCGTCTCCCCGCTGCCTTCCAGAGCGAGAGCCACGTCGAACGCGAGGCGGTCAGACCATTTGGTGTGGTGCAACGGGAATGTGTCCATGGCGCAAAGATAGCGCGGGAAGTGGGGGGCTGGCAAGAGGTGTGCAAAGTATACACGTTCCTTTTTTGGGGTCGTGCTTTGAGAGGTTTACCATATTGAGGGGGCGGGTCGGATTTCCATGTCCATGTGCCCCCACCCCCGCCCGCGTGCACATGCGTGCGCTGCGCATGATGCGCGATCCTATTATCCGCAAAAACTAGTCAAACTGGCCAAACGTGACATTCTCGGCTGGCCATGCCATAACGGATTTGTCGATGGCGACAGGCCAACGACACCGACGCCAGCCACGTCGGATCTTTGACAAGCCTGCGGGTGGCTCCCGCTAACTGAAAGGATCTTAGCAATGGCTAAGGCATTTATGGGTGGCGTCCGTCTCGCCGTCTCGAAGTCCGGCTCATTCATTGAGCTGAAGTCAGGCGCGGACTATGACGCGCAGGGCGAGATGTCGGACATCATGTCCGACCTGCTTGTGGCTGCCAAGGCGCACAAGCTCCGCGTTTCGGCATTCGTGCCGGAAGCGGACGGTGGCAAGAAGGACGGGTATGCGACCACTTGGTCGCATGGCCAGCTTGAAAAGATGCTGAACGCCGGGCGCACGCCCGTCGTGATGCAAGGGAATAAGGCGCGGTTCCCTGCACCGTACCTCGCCTTGCTGGTGTCCCGACAGGACACCAAGCCCAAGCCCAAGGCCAAAACCCAAACGGGTCCGGACCTGAGCCGGAAGTAAAACAACGGGCAGGGCACGCAAGTGCCCTGCCACCCTTCAACGGAGAGAATGACATGACAACCAAGACCCGCAAGGAACTGCAGGACATGATGGACAAGCACGATGCTTACATCAGCAAGATCGGCCAGAAGGAAGCGGCCCGATACCTGCGAGCCAAGGAACAGGCCCAGCCTACTGGGTTCATCCGAGAGATCATCGCAGGCATCGCCTTCGTGGTCCTGACCGCAACGACCTTAGTGATCTTCCTAGCCCTCTAACCACCGACCCATCCAGCGAAAGCTGGGTGGGTTTTCTTTTGTCTGCTGTACACCAGCCTCGCAGAGGTGGCCTTTAAGTTTGCTCGCTTCGCTCCTCCATACGTCGGGGGCCTTTAGCTGCCTCGTATATACATACCCATAAGTATACACCATTCGTCGGGGGCGTGTATCTTTTACCGTGTATACTGCAAGTTTACATGTAACGTATGTCAATGTATACACGTTTAGTTTGTAAGCCATTGAAATCATTGCAACTATCTAACTTTTTTCGTGTATAGATAGTATAGTTTGCTAACTTGACACAGCAGTTAGCGTGTAAAGTCCACGGGATTTCTCTTAAAAACCAACGGGTTAGTGTGTTTAGTCTGTGTTTACATTTCTATTTTATCTAACTATCTATCTATCTATTTTTTTTTACCCTTTCTCCGTAGCCGATTTTGGTCTTGCGAGTAAACGAGTCACACCCCCCTAAAAACATAGCGCGTTTAGTTTTCAATAGATAGATAGATAGTTAGATAGTTGCTGTAAAATCAATTACTTACACGAATACCATACACTATCTAAATAGATAGTTGTAATGATTTCAAATACTTAGCAATACTTAGCGAAAAATCGAGCAAAATCAAGGGCTTGGCCACCAAACTTGACACCGGCGGCGGATTTTGCGAACTTGGCTTCGCCGTCGGGCCAGCCCCGGTGGTATTAACTTAACATGTCAATGTGGAGACTTCCTATGAAACTTGACACTCTCTCAGTACAACCGACTGCCACCACCACTCCCTACACAAACGTCAACCAAGTGATCCGTGACTACTATGCTGGTAAACCAGTCCTCGTTCGTGGTTATGACCGCCTGTCAGGTATGACCATTGACTGTTTCGAAGCACCGATTCTCCGTGACATGGGTTACACCCGTGTAGAGTTTCGTCTCGGTGACCAGTCCAAGGAGGTGGCGCTGTGACTGTCTGGTGTAAACTTACCGACCTGTTCCCAGAACAGGACCATCGTATACTTTCGGTCCGCCCTTATCGGCGGACCTACCTCCACCAAGCCGATGCTGGTTATGACTGGGCTGTTGGTAAAGAGTTCGTCATCACCACTCAGTCGAGCCCCTACTGTGGCTCCATCGTCGCTGTTGACGAGGTCCGTAACCTCAAGCGGTATGGCTATACCCACCTTCACATCCACTACAACCGTAACTCAACCCCTCTGGAGATCGAACTATGAACACCTACGGTGATGTTTACCTTCGCTGCCCTCTGTCTGGTGAGACAGTGTGGTATGACCATGTGTCCTTCGCTGACTTCCAGCGTCGTTACTCTAACAACACCAACTTCTTATGGGTTTCCTAGTCGAAACCACCCTACGGGGTGGTCCACAGCAGGTGGCTCCTGCTGTGCTGATGAGACAAGCCAATGGAGAACTTGACACATGCTTTCTTCCACCACTGAACAGCAAATCCGTGATGAATGGCAGCGTAAGGCTGACTGCATCAACCAAGGGTTCAACATAGAGTTCGACGAGTACAGTCTCGAACAGACAGCCAAGGTGCTGGAGGTCATCAACCCCGGTCGATCCTCCATCGACCATATTCGGGATATGGTCAGGGCCAATATGTGGGACGGTACTACGTCCCTTGGCACCGCTGGTTGGGAAGCCACTGGTTACTTCCCTGACCATAAGCCCAACACGATGGTCGTGAGGCTGTCTGTGAACGCCTACTCTGTCGCCAAGTATCTCAACCTGTGACTGTCGAAACAGACCACCTCACCGGTGGTCTGTCTGTGCTGGCTGGCTACCAGCACACTGACGAGACAAGCCAATGGAGAACACTCATGTTCGGCAGCAACATTGAACTTCCCAACCGTATCCTCAGCTACAAGTCGGCTCTCGACAAGTACAACGCTATCAAACCCATCCGTGGTCGATCTGTGGATACCCGTCCTCTGGCACGACGGTCTAATGACAACCTGACTATACGTCAGGACCCTACCACTGGTGACATCATTGTCCGGCTCTACCAGACTGACATCATCACTTACGACGCCAACGGTGATGGGTATAACAACCCCATACACCTCGACCCTTACGGTTCTGTCCTCACCAACCGTGTCATGTGGTCAATCCTCGGCCCTCATGTGAATACTCACTGGGCAGATCGGTACAACGGTCCCGGTCTCATCACTGAAGTGGGTGGTCGATACTATCACACCCCCAGCTACGCTGTAATCCAGCCAGACCAGTCCGGTTGGACCCTCGTAGAGGGTGCTAAGCCCGTGGAAGTACCCTACCTCAACCGTAAAGAGGGCCGCCAAGCCCTACGTGATGCCAACTACTATACGTTCAAGCTGTGGTTGGAGACACGGATCAAGCTGGGTGTTGCTGAGTTTGGCCACCGTTATGGGTCCAGCCCCTTTGGTTGGACACCCAGAACAGCCGTTGAGTACCTCCGTCAAGGCGAGACTGGATGGGCTGAGATCAGTGGACGTATGTCCAACAGCGTCCCTCTGGACGCCGAACTGCGGTCTCTACGTGAGGCGGTCTACGAGTACGAGATGTGCTACGGCACCAAGACCGTCGAGTATTTCCACAGCTACAACGAGTACAAGAACGCCATCAACCAGATACAGAGGATTGGATAAGCCATGACCATTGAAGAGATATTCGAGAAGTTCATCAAGGGAACTGACCAAGACAAGGCTGAGGTGCGTGAGTTCATTCAGCGACATGAGAACCTGCACCTGCTGCACAGCATGATGTTCATGAAACTCGCCGTGCAGAACGCCGAGGCATTCAGTGTCCCCACTGGTCCACATATCGAGTTCGAGGACGAACACTACGACGAGGCAACCTGTCCGCACTGTGGTGGACCGCTCAACTAGTAACGTCGAAACAGACCGCCTCACCGGTGGTCTGTCTGAGCAGGGTGGCTCCCTGCTCACTGATGAGACAAGCCAAACACAAACAAGTGGAGACAACATGAAACTGTTTGCTGTAAGGCTGCCCAACGGCAGCCTCGTGGTGTCTGAGCGTACCGGTGAGCCGGTGTACTATGACGACAAGAAGGAGGCCAAGCGGGTCAGGGATCGTCACGACGGTTCCTGCATCGTGCTGGGGCCTGACCACGCTCGTTACGACGACAACTGACGCATCAAGGAGAACTGAATTATGCGTGCTACTCTGCTGAAATCCACACTCTCGGCTCTCATTCCCGCTGGTCGTTCCGTCGCTATTGAGGGGGCACCGGGTGGTGGTAAGACCACCATCGTCCACGAGGTGGCTGAGGAACTGGGGCTGCCCATTGTCGAACGGCACATGCCGACCATGCTGGTCGAGGACTTTGGTATTCCCTACCCGACGGACAACGGGTTTGAGTACAAACTGCCCGACTGGTTCCCCTACAAGGGCAAGGCCGGTACTGAGAACGGTGGTGTACTGCTGTTCGACGACCGCAACCAAGCCAATGCCGACCTACAGAAGGTGCTGGCCAACATCCAGCAAGCCCGTACTCTACACGGCAAACCGTTGGCCGATGGCTGGACGGTGATCTCGACTGGTAACCGTCAGTCTGACAGGGCTGGTGCTAACCGTGTCCTGAGCCACCTTCGTAACCGTGAGACGGTGCTTGAGTTCGAGACACACCTCGACGACAGCACAAGCTGGATGATCGACCACAACGTGGCACCAGAGGTCATTGCGTTCATCCGGTTCCGGCCTCACTTGCTGCATGACTTCGACCCTCAGCGTGATGTGAACCCCACACCTCGTTCATGGGTCGAAGGTGTATCCGCAGTGCTTGGCAAGGTGCCTGCCGAGGCTGAGTACGAGTGCTTCAAGGGTGCCGTTGGTGAGGGTGCTGCGGCTGAGTTCGTGGGCTTTATGCGTATCTTCCGTAAGCTGCCCAACCCTGACGCCATCCTCATGAACCCCGACACGGCTGACGTGCCGACTGATCCGGCGACACTCTACGCCCTGTCCGGTGCTATCGCTGAGCGTGCCAGTGAGGGTAACATGGAACGTGTTGTGACATACACCAGCCGGATGCCAGCGGAGTTCTCAGTGCTCAGCGTCAGCTATGCTGTCCGTAAGAAGCCCGAACTGGCCAACACACAAGCCTTCACCAAGTGGGCAGTGGGCCACCAAGATGTCCTGTTCTGAACCCCAACGTCCGACGTTTGTCCGGTGGTTACGTACCACCGGGCAGGTCAGTGACGAGGACCTCAGGCTCCTCTCCAATGAATGGAACCAGATCAAACCCTCTGGGTTCAAGGTCTACACCACTGGCCCCACCACGTGGGACCAGTTCGTTGCCAGCAAGTACCCTCGCAAGGTGCTGGCCTACCAAGCGTATCTCCGGCTGACCGGTGCTGCGCCCTCTTTCAAGAAGGATTGAACGTATGAAACTTTCTGATCGCGCTATCCTCGTACAACTCAACATCTCGACGTGGTCTGCCAACAAGCTGGACAAAGAGATCAGTGCAGAAACCACTGCCATGAAGGGTGCCATCAGCAACTCGGTACGTACTCACAAGAGCCTGCTGCCGATGTGTGACCTGCTGGATGACATCAAGAAGAAAGCTGGCCTGATCCGCACCAAGTTCTACGACAACACCCTGCCGTGGGGTGTGAAGGGTATCCAGATATTGCCCACTGCCAACTACCTCACCTTCATGACTGACTTCCGCAAAGAGCGGAGCGAGTACGAGACACTCGTCACCCGGTTCGTGCCTGAGTACCCCCAACTGGTACAGGATGCGCAGCGGTTCCTCGGTGCAGCCTACAAGCCGACCGACTACCCTGAGGCACACGAGATCGCTGACAAGTTCAAGATGGACATGCAAGTGATGCCTGTACCTAACAACGACTTCCGTGTGGACATCGCTGACGAGGAACTGGCCCGTATCCACGATGAGGTGGAGGCAAGGGTCAAACAGGCTGCATCTGGTGCCATGCAGGACGTGTGGCAGCGGCTCTATGACAAGGTGAAGCACTTCGCCGAGAAGATGGACGACCCCAAGGCTATCTTCCGGGACTCAACGGTGGACCACTTGGTCGATCTTTGTGAACTGCTGCCACGTCTCAACGTGATGGACGACCCCAACCTTGAGGCCATGCGCCAAGAGGTCGAGGCCAAGCTGGCTGGGTACAACCCCGATGTACTGAGAGCCGACCCCACTACCCGTCAGTCGGTGGCTGACGACGCGAACGACATCGCTGCCAAGATGGCAGCCTTCATGGGAGGACTGAACTGATGCCTAAGTTTGAAATCCAACTGATCTTCTACCGTACGGTGGAAGCACCCAACATCGACGAGGCGGCAGACATTGCCGACTATGAGAAGTCCCGTCTGGTGGACAACGGCTTGGCCGGTGATCTGGGATGGGAAGAAGCTGAGACCCGTGTGAAGCGCAAGAAGGAGACCAACTGATGCTCGGTAAACCGAGGAGCAAGCTGTGTGCTTGCTGCGGAGCAAGGACTGCACCACTGGTGCAGTTCCATAACCAAGATACAGGCTACGGCCTGTGTTCTTCCTGCGCTGACTGGATCGAAGCACGAGAGGGTGCTGAGTACGTCGCCGCCACCTACGGTCAGCGTGGTGTCCATATCGAAACCAAGGGAGATAAATGATGGACCTGATGAAACGACTGAGCAAGGCCAAGACCAGCCTGATCTTGGAACACCCCTTCATTGGCAGCGTGGCGCTCAACATGCCTATGTCACTGAGCGACGAGGTGCCGACCGCTGCCACCAACGGCAAGCGTGTCCTGTATAACCCCGACTTCATCGAGCCGCTCACTGACGAGGAACTCAAGTTCCTCGTGGCTCACGAGTGTCTGCACCCCATGCTGGAGCACAACTACCGACGGGGTGCCCGTGACCCCAAGAAGTGGAACAAGGCCGCTGACTTCGTAATCAACCAACTGCTGGTGGATGAGGGCATCGGTAAGTTCATCGAGGGTGGCTGCCTCGACAAGAACATCTACACCAACGGCGGCGGCACGTCCGACGGTATCTACAACCTGTTGCCAGATGCTGACGGTGACGGTGAGGACGACGGCCCGGGTGGTACTGGTAACGACCTGCAAGACGGCGAGGGTGGCCAAGCTGAGCAGGCCCAAGAGGCTGCCGAGTGGAAGATCAAGGTGGCCCAAGCTGCACAGGCTGCCAAGATGATGGGTAAACTCAGCGCCAACATGGCCCGGCTGGTGGATGAGGTACTCAAGCCCAAGGTGGACTGGCGTGAACGACTGCACATGTTCGTCCAGAAAGCCAAGAACGACCAGCGTACCTTCGCCCGACCTAACCGCAGGTTCCTGTCACAAGGGCTGTACATGCCCACTGTCAGTGGCGAGGTCCTTGGTGAGTTGGTGTTCGCCGTGGATATGTCCGGCTCGATCAGCCAAGACGAGGCCAACCAGTACGGTGCCGAGTGCCGTGTAGTACACGAGGACGGCAAGCCGTCCAAACTGCACCTGATCTTCTTCAGCCATGAGGTCTGTGCTGTTGATACCCTGACACGTGACGACGAGTTCGAGTTCAATCCTCGTGGTGGTGGCGGTACAGCCTTCAGCCCTGTGTTCGAGTACATCGAGGAGAACGACATCAACCCCGCTGGTATCGTGTTCCTCACCGATCTCTACTGCCACGATTTCGGTGACGAACCTAGCTGCCCTGTGCTTTGGGTGACGACTGGCGCAACTGACGCACCGTTCGGTGAGGTTGTCCCCATGGTGGACAAATGATCGAAGCAACCCTTACCCTGATGGCGGCCCTCGTGGTCGCCATTTTCTGGGTCGGCTTCCAACAACGGAGGCTGACCACAACCACCAAGCGGTTGGTGAAAGCTGAGCAGCGACTGTACTCAGCCAAGCTGACCCTCACCCAAACCAAGGAACAGAACGAGGCGCTCATGGCAGAAACCATGTTCCTCAAGAACGTACTCTATGACGTAGCAAAAGGAGAAGCACATGTCTGGATCGAAGATGATGAACTCAGAGCAACGAGACTACCTGCTGGAGAAACACCGATACACTAACGTCGAGTACGATCAGTGGTGGGACTGCGTCTACGAACACTTCCGGGAGGACATGAAGGCCGTTGGTATCAACGTGACCCGCATGTATTTCAGCGGGTTCTATACGCAGGGCAGCGGTGCCTGTTTCGAGGGATCGTTTGACAACGTGCGGACCTACCTCGACCATCACCACAAGGACCAATACCCCATGATCCGCAAGCTGTTGGAGCATGAGGGTGAGGTCTATGCCAACTGCTCACACCGAGGGCAATACTACCACCAGAACTGCACCGAGTTCTGGGTGGACAGCGATACCCTGACCGGGATGCTACCCCAGCCGACGGAGTTCCACGAGACCATCGCTGAGCAATGGCAGAGCCAACTGGAGGACGAGGTCAGCGACCTAGAGAAGGACGTGATCGAACAGTGGCGGACCTACATGCAAGACCTCTACCGCAATCTGGAGGAGGAATACGACTACCTCGTCAGTGACGAGGCGGTGTGGGAAACGATTGAAGCGAATGGACTGGAGGAAGCAGCATGATCTCAAGCTACAAAGCAGCACAGCTGCACATGGAGAAGGCACGGGGCAAGGCCAAGGGGCGACCCATGAAGGGCGCTGGCTGGCGGCTGTTCCAAGACGGTAACGAGTACGTGGTGACGGCGTGCGACGTGCAGGTCGGGCGGTTCCTTCCTGACAACACGTTTATGTTTACCCTGACAGGGGAGAAAGCGCACCGCGTAGCCCATACCCTCAGCGCTTCGATGCACCGGAACCTGCCCTTCCGTTGGGCGCGGTACGCCTTCAAGGCATACCGGGTGGATCATGAGATGAACCTACCTAACCTGCGTGTGTGGGAGCATTTCAACCAGCCGACCAACGCACCGCAAGTCTATGACGGCCTCAAGTTCGACCTCTATACAGGCAAATGCCTGAATTATCTGCCGGACTTCAAGCGCAAGGTGGACCCTGAACGGCGCAAGGACTGGCTGGCTGCCAGCCGTGCATGGAAGCGCAAGCTGAAGGTCGCTGCACGTGTTGGTGTATTCGATGGGCTGATCGCTACCGAGAAGAAGGACCCCACATCTTGGGCCGACAAACCGCAGTGGAACAAGGATCAGTGGCTTGACATACTATACAAAGCGATCAAGACTGGGGATTGCAGCATTGACCTGCTGCGTATGTTCGTTGCCAGCGAAACCAAGAGTTGGGAAACACCCACTTCGATGCAGATGTACGAGCGCATCGACAAGATCGTGAAGGCACAGAGCATTGAACTGCGCAAGCGGTTCGGCGTGTTTGAGGGAGAGTGACATGACAGAACAAGAGCAACGGTGCTGGCAGTATCTGCTGGCCAACCGGCAGGCCACCGCTGAGGACGTGGTGCTGAACTGTGACGTATCACTGGGCGAGGCCGAGGCGCTGATGGAGCGTATCAGCAGTCCCAACTGGCGGGAGGAAACCAAGCCCCAACTCGTTGAGGGTTTGAAGTTCGACGCCGACAAGGCGCGGTACGACCTGATCCCGCCGGAGATCGAGGAGGCCATCGCCAAGGTGTTGACCTTTGGTGCTGCCAAGTACGGTGAGCGCAACTGGGAACTGGGTATGAAGTGGGGCCGCCCTTACGCAGCCCTACGCCGCCACATGTCAGCATGGTGGAGCGGGGAGGACAACGATCCTGAGACGGGTATGCCTCACACGTGGCACGCCGCCTGCTGCATCGCCTTCATCATAGCGTTCGAGGCACGGGGGGTCGGGGCCGATGACAGACCTACCACGACAGATTGACAAGCGGGTGCGGCGAGAGATCGCCGCCATCCCCGTCCCGTGGCGACTGGTCAAGAAGCGAGACCACTACTTCGTGCAGATCGAGGACCAGCCAATGATCTGCGTGGCGAACAACTCGTCGAAGCGCAATAGCTGGCAAGTAAACAAGACACTGGAGGCGATAAAGAAAGCATGAACCCACTCGACACCGAACGACTGCAGGACTGGGCGATAGGCATGGCCCAACACGTGGCCCTGCTGAGCAAGGACCCATCGACCAAGGTGGGCGCTGTGATCTTCGACCCCAAGCGGCGACTCGTCAGCGCAGGGTACAACGGCTTTGCACGTGGTGTGAAGGACAGCCCTGAGCGGCTGAACAACAGAGACACCAAGTACAGGCTGATCCTGCACGCTGAGAAGAACGCCATCATGTTCGCCACGGCATCGCTCGATGACTGCACGATGGTCGTCACCCACCCCTGCTGTGCTCAGTGCGCTGCGCTGGCTATCCAAGCCGGGATCAGGCACGTGGTGTGGCCTAAGCCGAGTAAGGATTTCATGACCCGGTGGGCTGACGACTACACTTTTACACTGGCACAGTTTGGTGAGGCTGGTGTGACTGTCACCGAGATTGAAGGATGAGAAAGAAGGAACCGCCGAAGAACCTTGGCGTCAGTGACGCCCTCCGAAAGGCGGGCTTCGTAAGGCTCCCCCCATGGTGGGTGACACCAGAAGAACTCGAAGTGATCCACCGCATGGCGCACGGCCACCAATACACGATCAACAGGATAAGAAAGGAAGCACACGATGCACGTGATGATAGACCTTGAAACCATGGGCACCCGGCCCAATGCACCGATCATCGCCATCGGTGCCGTGATGTTCGACGGCAACGGAATCACCGACGAGTTCTACGTCAACATCGACCTTGAGAGCGCAGTGGATGACAGCCATGCCGTGGTCGATCCCAAGACTGTGCTGTGGTGGATGGAGCAGAGCGGCGAGGCACGGTCGGCGCTGCGCGGTGACAAGAAGAAGGTACTCACTGCCCTCTACGAGTTCCGTGACTGGCTCAAGCCCTACAAACCCGAGGGTGTATGGGGCAACGGTGCCAGCTTCGACAACATCATCCTGTCCGAGACCTACCGGCGGATGAACCTGACCCCACCGTGGCCGTTCTGGGCTGACCGCTGCTACCGGACGATGAAGAACATGTACCCGCAGATCGAGATGGACCGCAGCGGTGTACACCACAACGCATTGGACGATGCCAAGTCGCAGGCCAACCACCTGATCCGTATCTGGCGGGAAGGGATGGGCCGCTGATGGACATCGTGACCATCGACTTCGAGACCTATTACGACAGGGACTACAGCCTGTCCAAGATGACGACCGAGGCATACATCCGTGACCCCCGCTTCGAGGTGATCGGTGTTGCCATAAAAGTCAACGAGCAAGAGACCGACTGGTACACCGGGGCTGACCCCGGTGGCTTCCTTCATGCGCTGGACTACAGCGACAGGGCGATCCTCTGCCACAACACAGCCTTCGACGGGGCGATCCTCTCGTGGAAGTACAACATCAAGCCCAAGCTGTGGCTCGATACGCTGAGCATGGCCCGGCCCCTGCACTCGATGACCGTGGGTGGTAGCCTCAAGGCGCTGGCCACCTACTACAAGCTGGGTGACAAGGGTGACGAGGTGATGCGTACCATGGGGCTGCGCCGCAGGGACTTCACCCCTGAGCATATGGACGCCTTCGCTACCTACTGCATCCAAGATACCAACCTGACCTACCGCCTGTTCAAGAAGATGGCACGGCAGTTCCCAAAGGAGGAACTGTTGGTGATTGACCAGACCATCCGCATGTACACCGAACCGAAGATCGTGCTCGATCCGGTGGTGCTGGACGCACACCTCGAAGGTATTCACGAACGCAAGGCTGCACTGCTCAACAAGCTGGGCGGGGAGGCAAAGGCCAAGAAGTTCCTGATGTCCAACAACAAGTTCGCTGATCTGCTGCGGGCGATGGGTGTAGAACCGCCCATGAAAACCAGCCCGACCACAGGCAAGCAGACCTACGCCTTCGCCAAGAACGACACAGCGTTCACGGCTCTGCTGGAGCACCCCAAGGCTGCTGTCCGCACGGTGGTCGAGGCGCGGCTAGGGACCAAGAGCACCATCGAAGAAACACGTACCAAGCGGTTTCTGGAAATCTCTGAGCGCGGGCCGCTGCCCATCATGCTGAATTATTATGGTGCCCATACTGGGCGGTTCAGCGGTGGGGACAAGGTGAACCTGCAGAACCTGCCGAGAGGTGGCCAGCTACGCAAGGCGCTGGCTGCCCCCGATGGACACATGATCGTGGCCTGTGACTCAAGCCAGATCGAAGCACGACTGGTGGCCTACCTCGCTGGGCAGGATGACCTCGTGCAGTCCTTCCGCGAAGGGCGTGACGTGTACTCTGAGTTCGCCACCGATGTGTACCAGCGCCCTGTCACCAAGGCCGACAAGGTCGAGCGCCACGTGGGTAAGACCTGCATCCTCGGACTTGGGTACGGCATGGGTCCGTCCAAGTTCCAGCACTCGCTGGCCACTGGGTTCATCTCGGTTAAGGTGGACGAGAGCGAGGCGCAGAAGATCGTGCGCTTGTACAGGAACAAGTACCACCGCATCCAAGCCTTCTGGAACCGGTGCAACCACACCCTCAACGGGCTGGTGGCTGGTGAGAGCGGCGACATGTGTGACCTGATTGGCTATGACTCAGAGGGTATTATCCTGCCTAATGGGCTGCGCATCCGGTACCCTGCGCTGCGCCGCAGCGCCCATGGGTTCGAGTACATCAACGACGCACGGGTTTACAGGAAGTTCATCCGGGCACGGGTCATAGGCGACGAGGCACCCGAACTCACATGGATCAAAATCTACGGTGGCAAGGTGGTGGAGAACATCACCCAAGCGGTTGCTCGTATCGTCGTGGCTGAGCAGATGGCCAAGATCGGGCGGCGCTACCCCGTCGCCCTGCAGGTCCACGACGAAGTCGTGTGCGTGGTGCCAGAGGAACAGGCTGACGCCTGCAAGGACTACATGGTCAAGGTCATGTCCACCCCACCCAAGTGGGCACCGGACTTACCCGTTGCCTGCGAAGCAGACGTGGGTCACAACTACGGAGATGCGAAATGATTGACACCAAGGACGAACCGAAAGGCAAGTTCTGGTCTGTGCTACATGAGGCGCGGCCCGGAGAGAACATCGTCTACCACGTGGGTCGGCACTGCGGTGGGCCACACCGAACAGATGCGATGGACGCCTATGATCGAGGTCTGGTGGCGCTGGTGCAGTCTCGGGGTGGACCCGGGGTGTTTATCTACATCGCACAGAAGCTGGACCCAAAGAGGAAAAAGAAATGACCAAGCTGGCCCACTCGTACTCATCCATCAAGATGTTTGAGAACTGCCCGAAGAACTACTTTCACCAGCGGATCGAGAAGTCCGTGAAGGACAGCGGCAACGCCGTCACTGCGTATGGTGAGCGCATCCACAAGTCGTTGGAACTCAGGCTTGGCGAAGGCACGGGACTGGACCGCGAGTCCTCGCGCTATGAACCCATCGTGGGCAGCATCGAGAAGCTGGCGCTGGGCGCTGACGCCCTGACGGTCGAGGAAGAAATGACCCTCAACCAGTCACTCGAACCCACAGGCTGGTGGGACGGTGACGCATGGCTCAGATCAAAGATCGACGTGTTGGTGCGTGATGGGTCCAAGGCGTACATGTTCGACTGGAAAACCGGCAAGCGCCGCCCCGACTTCGACCAGCTAGAGATGTTCGCGGTGCAGGTGTTCAAGCATTACCCGCAGGTCGAGCAGATCAAGACCACCTTCGTCTGGCTGAAAGAGATGAAGATGGACAGCGAGACCTTCACGCGTGAGCAGGAAGCCCCGATCTGGGAAAAGATACTGGGCAAGATCACGCGCATCGAAGGTGCGCTTGAGCACGATAACTGGCCAGCTAAGCCGAGCGGCCTGTGCAACTGGTGCCCGTGCAAATCTTTCTGCGAGTACGCAAAATAAAAGTTGACATACGATACAGAGGAAACTAGACATGGCTACTACGCCCGAGGGTAAGATCAAGTCGCGTCTCGACAAGATGCTGAAGGCGGAAGGCGTCTGGTACTACAGCCCACAGGCTGGTCCGTTCGGTGTGGCAGGCATCCCTGACAGGGTTGCCATCGTGGCGGGACAGTTCGTTGGTATCGAGTGCAAGGCGGACAAGACCAAGAAGCCCACGGCGCTTCAGATGAAGTGCATGAGGGACATTGAGCAAGCTGGCGGCAAGTGCTTTGTCGCGTACGACGATGAGACCATTGAGACCGTGAGGGAGTATATCCGTGCTCGTAATTCCAAAGGCCAAGGCTCTGGCACTGAAGCTGAAGAACCCGGCAAGGGTGCTGGCAACGGTCCCATCTGCCAAGACGCTATCTTTCCGTGGGACTGAACTGGTTGCGGTGCCTCACAAGATCAGTGAGGTGCAGAAGCTACGTTCGCTAGGCATCGCCGCGCCGTCGCCCATCCTGCATTACTATGACTGGCCCGGCCAGTTCACACCCTACGAACACCAGCGGATGACTGCTGCGTTCCTGACCATGCACAACAAGTGCTTGGTGCTTAATGAGATCGGCACCGGCAAGACCCAGAGTTCGCTCTGGGCAGCCGACTACCTCATGAAGCTGGGCATGGTAAAGAAGGTGCTGATCCTCTCGCCGCTGTCCACACTGGAACGGGTCTGGGGTGATGCGATCTTCAAGGGATTCTACCACCGCAAGCACGTGGTACTCCACGGCACTGCGGCCAAGCGGAAGAAGCTGCTCAACACCGAGGCGGACTTCTACATCATCAACCACGATGGCTTCAACATCATCGCTGAGGATGCTGTGGGTAAGTTCGATCTGGTCATCGTGGACGAAGCGGCTGTGCTGCGGAACCCATCGACCAGCCGGTACAAGCACTTCAAGAAGTGGATGGGTAAGAACCCTGACACCCGCCTGTGGCTCATGACTGGGACGCCGACACCGAACGACCCCACCGACGCGTGGACCTTGTCGCAACTGGTCGAGAGCCCCTATGCAACGCGCACCTACACGGCATTCCGTGAGCAGGTCATGATGAAGGTCGGCCAGTGGAAGTTCGTGCCCCGCCCCGAGAGCGTGGACATCGTGAAGAACATCCTGCAACCGGCTGTGCGTTACACACGGGACGAATGCTTTGACCTGCCAGACACGGTGATCCAGACCCGTAAGGTGGAACTGACGGCAGAGCAGAAGAAGCACTACACCACCATGATGCGCCGTCTTGTGATCGAGATGCAGCAGGGTGGCGCAACCATCAGCGCAGTGAACGAAGCGGTGAAGGTGCAGAAGCTAGTCCAGATTGCCTGTGGTGTGGCCTACACCGACGACGGGCAGGACTTCGAGGTTGATTGTTCACCACGGGTGAACGCAGTGAAGGAGGTGATTGAAGAAGCTGGAGAGAAAGTAATCGTATTCGTTCCCCTGACGGGAACACTCAACATGCTGGAGCGTGAACTGTCCAAGCGGTGGAGCACAGCCGTAGTCAACGGCGCAGTGTCATCCAAGAAGCGAGACCAGATTTTCTACGACTTCCAGCACAGCAAAGACCCGCGCGTTCTGATCGCTCACCCTGCCACGATGGCACATGGCTTGACCCTGACCTCGGCTTCGACCGTGATCTGGTATGGCCCCATCACCAGCAACGAGCAGTATGTTCAGGCCAACGGGCGTGTAGAGCGTATCGGGAAGAAGCACGTCAGCAACGTGGTCCACATCGAATCAACCGATCTGGAATACAAGATGTACCACCGGCTGGCGAATAAGCAGAAACTGCAGGGCCTGCTTCTCGATCTCATCCAACAACAAACGGAGTGACCCATGACCGTGACAGTCGATGCCGTCATCAAGAAATACATGAAGCTGCGGGAGAAGAAGGCTCTCGTGGAAGCCACCATCAAAGAGGAACTCGACAAGATCAAGGCCGACATGACCAAGCTGGAGGCGTTCCTCAAAGCGAAGCTGGATGCCGATGGTCTCACGTCGTTCAAGACGGAGTACGGAACCGCGTTCCTGACCACCACTGACTTCGCCAACGTCGATGACTGGGACGCAGTGCTGCGCTTCATCCGTGAGGAAGAAGCCTACGACATGCTGGAGAAGCGTGTCAGCAAGACCGCCGTCCGAGGCTACATCGAAGCCAACAAAGAAGTCCCGCCGGGTATCAAGTACGGCACCAAGCTGGACATCAACGTACGCAAACCCACCGCTCGTTAAGGAGGACCCTATGAGCAACATCGTACCCACCAACATCCAAGTCCCGGCGCACCTCGCAGCCAAAGTCGGCCAGCCGTCGGCGCTGTCGCAGAGCATTTCGTCGGGCATCTCGCAGGGACAGGCGTTCCCCCGCATCTCGATCAAAGGCGCACGCTTCCGCATCGTGGAGGATGGCACCGAGACCGTGCTGGACACCACCTCGCTGGACGTTGTGATCGTCGGCGCGAACCCCAAGCTGTCCAAGACGTTTTACGCCAAGGCATGGGACAAGGACGCCGAGCCGACTGCACCCGACTGCTACTCGCTGGATGGTATCAAGCCCCACCCGGAGAGCGAGAGCCCGCAGAATGATCTGTGCGCCCAGTGCCCGCACAACGCATGGGGTTCCAAGATCGGGCCGCAGGGTCAGCATCTCAAAGCCTGCACCGACCAGAAGCGTCTGGCTATCGTGGCGGCTGACGATCCCGACGGTCCCGTCTACCTGCTGCAAGTCACGCCTGCGGCACTGAAGGGGCTGAACGCGTACCACAAGGAACTGTCCATGCGTGGTATCCCGGCGGAGATCGTCAAGACCAAGATCGGGTTCGACACTGACGCGTCCTTCCCCAAGCTGAAGTTCGGCTTCGGTGGCTTCCTCGATGAAGATACCTACGCAGCGGTCGAGCCTCTGTTCGGTGCTGACAACGTGTTGGAGATCACCGGTGAGAAGCAGCCCGAGGTGGCACCAGCGCCCACCCAGCCCCGTAAGGCAGCCGTGAAGGCCGTTGCTAAGGTAGCACCGGAACCGGAGCCGGAGGTCGAGGAAGAAGCCGAGGAAGAAGCACCGGTGGCTGAGAAGCCCAAGCGTGGTTTCGGTGCGGCCAAGGCCAAACCTGCTGCCAAGCCCAAGGCTGCCGCCAAGCCCAAGGCTGAACCCAAGGCTGCCGCCGAGGTGGACGATGACGTGGCCAGCTTGGCCGACGAAATTTCTGCTTTGATTGGGGACGATGACGACGATGAGTAATCCCGGCCTCGACTTTGAAAAGGTCGAACTGGTGCGTGAGCGCATGGCCCTGACCATCAAGGACATGTGCAAGCTACTCGGAGTGTCCCGCGCCACCTACTACAAGTGGGTGGACGGCGGGCCGATCCGGGAGCGCAACGAGAAGAAGGTCAAAGACATCCTGCGCCAGCTTCTACCGCTCTTGAAAGATGGTACTTGGCCCCCCGAAGGGGCCAAGCACTGGAACAGTGAACAACGCCTAGACGCTCTCCTTGAGATTTTGGGCGTAGAAGCGTAGAGTGACAAAACGGGGAGGGCTAGAACCCTCCCCACAATCAGAGCAAGGCGTGACACATGAATACGTTGGACTTCCTCCAGCGTGTTCTGCCAACAGAAGGGATGTACTGCCGCTTCTCACTCACCGGTAAACGCAACCGGTTCTTCAGCGACTTGGCTGACGTGGTGAACGAAGTACAGGCATTAGATCGAAAAGGGCAGGACGCGTATTTCGCTATCTCCACATTCAAGGACGATAGCAGCCGTAGAAACACGAACGTAGAGGCAACCAAGGTCGTCACCATCGACGTGGATTGTGGTGAGGACAAGCCGTTCCCGAACTGGAAAGCAGGGCTGAAGGCCCTCGGCAAATTCATCGCAGATATGAAGCTGCCCAAGCCGCTCATCATCAAGTCAGGCAATGGGCTGCACACCTACTGGATCGTGGAACGTGACCTCGACCGCGATGAGTGGACGCCGATAGCCCGGGCCATGAAGGACGCTGCCGCTGGGCAGAAGTTCGAGATCGACGTGACCAAGACCGCCGACGCGTCGGCT